GACCTTCACCACGGCGAAGATGGTCAAGCAAACCTTGACCGACGGCGCCACGATCAATTGGAACACCGCGAACGGGCATCTCGCGATCGTGACGATCGGCGGCAGTCGCACCATGGCGGCGCCGACCAATTTGCAAGATGGCGGACAGTACGCCGTGACCGTGAAACAGGACGCGACCGGCGGCCGATTGCTGGCGTGGAATTCGGTGTTCAAGTTCCGCAGTGGAACCGCGCCGGTTCTGACGTCGTCGGCGAACGGGCGGGATCGCTTTGC